TTGCAGGTTGGTTGTTGGAACAAGAGAAAGACGGCGGTGATAATTGGGAAGTAATCAAGTACCCAGCGATCGCTGAAGAAGATGAGAAGTACCGTAAGAAGTACGATCCGTTGCATCCTGCCCGTTATGACGCTGAAGCGTTGATGCGGATACAGAAGGCCGTAGGTCCTCGAGATTGGTCAGCGTTGTACCAGCAGAACCCTGTGGCTGATGAGGGTGATTACTTCAAGATAGGCATGTTCCAGTACTACAAAACTAACGCCCTAGAGAGTAAGAAGCTCAAGATCTATTGCGCGTGGGACCTTGCCATTGGTAAAGCAGACCGTAACGATTTCTCGGTGGGCGTTGTTGTTGGTGTAGACCAAGAAGACAAGATGTATGTCATGCACGTCGAGCGTGGTAAATGGGACGGTTACGAATTGGTTGAGAAAATCCTTGATGTATATGAGGAATATAAACCGTCGATCGTTGGCATCGAGCGTGGACATATTGAGATGGCGCTTGGGCCCTTCCTAAAGAAGCGGATCGCTGAGCGTGGTCTGTATGAAATGTATTTGATGGAACTGAAAACTGGACGCAGAGATAAAGAAGCTCGCGCCCGTGCCATTCAGGGCCGTATGCAGCAGGGCATGGTGTTCTTCCCTAAGTTCCAACTTTGGAACGCAGGACTAATAGCAGAGATGTTGCGATTCCCTAACGGTGTACATGATGACCAAGTTGACAGTTTAGCTTGGATCGGATTAATGATGTCCGAAATGTCCACTGTCGTAGACCAAAGAATAATCGAAGAGTCTTGGAGAGATAAGCTCCCCGGTCTCATGGCCCCTAACCGCAGTAAATCAGCGATGAGTGCATAGCTATGGCGTACAAGAAGTCAAAAAAAATCGATCCGCTTAAAGAAGGAAAGATCGTAGATAACAATTGGGCGCGTTATGTGCGGGCCAGAGATGCGGGCCACACTGACTACATACGGACGGCGATCAAGTGCGATCGTTACTATCGTGGCGAGCAGTGGGAACAGACAGACATTGACGCGTTAGATGCCGAAGGCCGTCCACACCTTACGATCAATACCATTTTGAGTACCGTCAACACCATATTGGGCGAGCAGTCCTCTAAACGTGCAGATGTAATGTTTAAGCCTAGACGTAACAGCTCAGATGAAGTTGCTGCGGTGCTCACCAAACTCTACATGCAGATCAGTGACAATAACCAATACGATTATTTAGAGAGCCAGGTGTTTGCTGACGGCATTATCCAAGATCGTGGTTACTTTGACATTCGCATGAACTTTGATGATCACATTGAAGGTGAAGTTCAGATCACAGCAGAAGATCCGTTAGACATTCTGCCTGATCCAGACGCCAAAGATTACGACCCAACAACTTGGAATGAGGTCATCAAGACTAAGTGGTTAAGCATTGACGACATTGAGCAGCAGTACGGTGAAGAAAAAGCAGATCGACTCCGCATAATTGCTGAGAACGGCGAGCATCTAAGCCGTGACTCTATGGACTTAGAAGAGCTGCGCGATTCCAATTATGGCGACGTGGGTGAGGGCGCATATGGTAGCGGTGAAGTTGAGGACAAGCGGTCGATTCGTGCAGTGCGCGTGGTCGAAAGACAACACCGTAAGTTAGTATTAACCTCACACTTTGTCGACCAAAAGACAAAAGATATGCGCATAGTCCCAGAATCCTGGGATGAAGAACGCACTGAGTTATTCGCCAAAGAGTACGGCCTCGGCATGCTCAAGAAGTTAATTAAGAAGGTACGTTGGACTATTACTGCCGATCAGGTTGTTTTGCATGATGACTGGTCACCGTATAAAGACTTTACCATTGTGCCTTACTTCCCGTATTTCAGACGTGGTAAGCCGTTTGGTATGGTGCGCAACTTGCTTTCGCCCCAAGAACAGTTGAACAAGATCTCTTCTCAAGAACTACACATTGTTAACACGACTGCGAACAGTGGCTGGGTTGTTGAGACAGGCTCTTTAAACGGTATGACATCGGATGATCTCCAAGAACGTGGCGCTCAGACAGGTCTAGTATTGGAATACAACCGTGGGTCTAACCCCCCACAGAAAATCTCTCCGAACCAGATACCAACTGGACTTGATCGCATTGGTCAAAAAGCAGCTAACAACATCAAAGAGATTTCTGGCGTATCTGATTCCATGCTTGGGCAAGATAACGCAGAAGTGTCTGGTGTTGCCATTCAGGCAAAACAAAACCGGGGCCAGATTCAGATCCAGGTTCCTTTAGACAACCTCGCTCGGTCTCGAATGTTTGTTGCTCAGAACATCATGTGCCTTATCCAATCGTTCTACACCGAAGAGCGCGTGATTCAAATTACTAACGACGATGACCCAATGAAGCCTCGGGAAGAAATGGTGTTAAACCAAATGACTCCAGAAGGCGAAGTTGTTAACGACATGACGTTAGGTGAATACGATGTTGTGATTTCAACCATGCCTGCCAGAGACACGTTCGATGAGTCTCAGTTTGCTGAAGCTCTACAACTGCGCCAAGTGGGCATTGCCATTCCAGATGATGCCATTATCGAGTACTCACATCTACAACGTAAGGGTGAACTGGCTAAGCGTATCCGCATGATCACAGGTGTTGAGCAATCGCCAGAGCAGCAAGAAGCAGCTCAGATGCAGCAGCAGATCCAGATGGAACAGGTTAAGTTGGAGCTACAGAAGCTTCAATCAGAAGCAGCTAACCTACAAGCACAAGCCATGCTTGCCACAGCTAAAGCGAACGACATAGAAACCACTCCTGAAAAAGAGATGGCTGAACTCGAAGCGCGTATGGAGCTCAAGCGTCAGGAATTGGATGTGCGTATGCAACTGGCTGAGTTGTCCGCAACTCAAAAGGAGCAAGCTTCTCAAACTCAATCAACCACCAAGATCGCAGCAGAAGTTATGAAGCTCGGCGCTCAAAACCAAAAACTAGCAAAGATTAATTTACCTAAGTAGTTTTATTTAAACCAACGGAGGCCCTAATGCCTAAATCCAACGCAAGTGCCAATTTAGAGCACGATGACAGTACAGATGATAATAACTTTGATGAATTCGCAGGCGGTGATGGTCGCGAAGATTTTGACGCAAGTGCCTTAGACCGAGGGGATACGCCCGAAGAGGAAGTTGACCCGACAGATGCGGCTATTGCACATTTAGTTGAAGTGGCGGACGAAGCCGAAGCAGCCGAGGGCGAAGAAGAAGTCGAATCTGAGTTAGAGGTTGACGAAGGTGGACTAGAAGGCGAGGAAGTCGAAGAAGAGGTGGAAGAGGAAGAAGAAGTCAAAGAAGCGGCTACTTCTAAATCTGACGAGAAGGCGCACATGGTGCCTAAGTCTCGAATGGATGAAGAGATTGCTCGAAGACGGCAACTTGAAGATAGACTCGCTAAGCTAGAAGAAAGTGCGAAGCCTGAAGTAGCGCCTGAACCTGAGTTCGACTTTGACGGTAAAGAAGCTGAATATATGGATGCAGTGCTCGATGGTGAAACAGATAAAGCCCAAAAGGTTCGTAAAGAGATCCGAAGTGCCGAACGAGATTCAATGGCTAAAGAGTTGCGTGGCGAAATTCACAATACAACGAATGTAACCAAGCAGCAGTTGGACCTTGATGTTGCCGTAACTGACATGATGGCTTCATACCCAGTGCTTGATTCTACCAGTGATCAAGCTGACACTGATATGATCGCCGATGCTAATGAGCTTATGGGTATGTACTCTAATGCAGGTATGCCACAGGCTGATGCACTGCGTAAAGCGGTTCGTATGACACTGGCATCTAGTATGCCTGAGTTGTTGCAACCCAAAGCCGTTGAGACCAAGCCTGCTGCTAAAAAGCGTGAGACTGATGTGAACGCTAAGTTGGACGCTGCTAGCAAGCAACCAGCTAAGCTTGCAGGGGAAAGTGCAGCAACCCGTGGGGATGATGTTGTTAACATTAGCACCATGACTGACTCGGACTTTGAGAAGTTGTCTGAAGCTCAGATGCAGCGGTTGCGTGGGGACTTCGGCTAGTGCGCGAGGAAATAGAAGCGGCCTATGAAATAGATTTCCCTGGGCTCTTGTTCATGGACGGTTTGGATAGCGCAATTATTGGAGTATCTCACGTCAGGGATGTTCCAGTAGTTACGTATTCTGCTGAAAAGATCCTAGAAAACCTCGTTGAGCAAGGCATGGGTATTCATGAGGCTAGAGAGTTCATGTCGTTTAATATCGAAGGGGCTTTTATGGGGGAACACACCCCCATAATAGTCGATGATCTGTTTTAAAGGGCTTACAGTTTCCCTTACTTTATAAGCTGTGCTAATATATGCATACAGGTTCGTCTTGCAGTACGATAACTGCCAAAGCCTAT